ATAACAGAGCGCAGATGTTTGGAAGATATTTGATATAGTCAGTGGTGAAGTAGTGCTCGAGGTCGATGAACTCACCGAGAGTGAGGTCAGTCATTGGCTTGAGATAGAACTTGCCAATCCTATCGGTGTACAATTTGCTCGGCTCGGTGTAGAGCCACTGAAGGTCCTTGAATATCTCGCCTACCTCTGCGATGTCGAGGTCATCGAAGTCATCTGGTATGGCATCTGTGAGCGCACAGAGGATATCGATGTTGTGGTTGAATGCACCATCCTCTGCTTTGAGTTGGCGCAGCTCAATGAACTGCTCAAGACTGACTTCCTTCCACCCCTTGGGCAGTATTGGCTTGGGCATATTCAGCTATCTTCTCGGTGACAAATACAATGTAAGGAACGCAGAGCTCCGCTTTCTGTGTGCGAAATAGTTTTGCTTTGTGCTTGAGGTGGGCATCGGTGAAGTGCTCGGTGTTCGATAGGTCACTGCGCTTGAACATGATTGCCATGATGTCACTGATGTAGTGGTTTGGCTTGGTGTTCACAATCTTCTCGATGAGCTTGGTCTCCTTCACTGACAATTTCAACTGCGCCTCATAGGTGTAGCCATCCAACTCGATGGTTGTCTGCGCCTCATTGGGTGTGTATGAGTCGAGGTTGAATTCTTGCACGAGTTTGATGAACTCGCTGAATGGGTAGTCATCCCACATCTCCTCCTTGATGCCAAGATATTTGAACATCTCCACATACTTTTCGATGTTGTCGAAGTCTTGGTTGTTAAGGATTTGACTGATTTTTTCGAACTGTTCAATGGTCAGCTCGCTCATTTTGTTAGGAATCTCCTGGTCGAATATCTGTATCATAATACTAATTTTTGAACAAAGATAAAAAAAAAGCAATATAAGCATGACCAAAGACCTTCCAATTTACAAAATCACCATCGAGGATGAATATGCCGATGGCGAGAATTTGGGAATCGAGATGATTGCTTTCACCAATATGCCAGCCATAAAGGTGAAGGGACTTGCTTTCAATAGCAAGAATAAGATGCTTTTTGCTGACGATGTGAAGTATCGCATCACTGCACCAGCCATGATACCAATGGACATCTATCGCAGAGATTCTGAAGAGGGTGACTATTATGTGCAGTTCACCGCTGATGTCATTGAGAAGATTCACGCCAAGTTTATGGCTGACCTCCGCAATCGTGACATCTTCAATCTGGAGCATGACACTGATAAGAAGGTACCAGCCTACATCCTTGAAACATGGATCGTGGACAACCCAACCAAAGACAAAGCATTCAGCACATTTGGCATCGAGGTACCGGAAGGAACTCTCATGGTGACTGCTCAAGTGACTGACCCAGAGTACTACAACAAATTGGTTGAAGAGGGTCAAGTTGGTTTTTCCATCGAAGGCTTCCTTGGTCTGAAACTTTCGGAACAATTAAATCTTAATACAATGAAGTTACCTGATGGAGAGCACACCATTGAGGACAAAATCTATGTCGTGAAAGACGGTGAGGTTGTTGAAATCAAAGAGGTGGAAAAAGAACCAACTGAAGAAGTGGTTGAGGAAGAGATGTCAACTGAAGAGGTTGCAATGGAAGAAACAACAGTTGAAGAGACAACTGAAGAGTCTACCACTACCGAAGAGGAGATGGCTATCGACCCAGCAACAGACGCAGAAGCTATCCTTGCAATCGTCTTGCCAGTGATTGAGGAGCGTGAGAAGGCATTGATTGCCATCATCGCTGACCTCCGCAATCAAATGGAAGAGATGTATGCAGAGAAAGAAGAAGAGAAGGCAGAGGAGCAAATTGCCGAGGTTTCTATGAGCCAAAAATTTGCCGCATTTAAACAATTCAGTAATCAATAAAAAACAAATAAAAATGTCAAGAAAACTCCGTTTCGATTTGGATGTTGACGCATCCGCTTTATTGGCAGCGAACCCAGAGGCATTCTACTCTAAAGCATATTTAGCAGAAGAATCAATCGCTGACAACTACCGCCTTTTACCAGGTGTTAAATCAAAAACCAAATTAGCAACTGTGCTTTTTGGTAATGTATTGCAAGCATCTTCTTGCCCATTCGATGCTCCAACTGATGACTTGAGCGCAGTTGAAATCGATGTTTGTGCATTAAGCGCAATGGCTCAAATCTGTCAATTCGACCTTGAGCAATCATTCCTCGCCCTTCAAATGGCTAAAGGTTCAAATGGTGACTTTACTGTTGCTTCTTTCATGGATTTCTACTGGAATGAAATGGCTTTGCAAATCGGTCAAGACATCGAGCTTATCCGTTGGCAAGGTGACACAACAAGTGAGAACGCTACTTTGGCTCTTTGTGATGGTTACATCAAAGGCTTATTGGCTGACTCAACTGTCATCGATGTAAACAATACAACGGTAAATGCTGGAAACGTTTTGACAGAGCTTGCAAAAATTTTCGCAGTAGCTCCAGCTGCAATCGTGCGCAAGAAAGCTGACCTCCGCTTGTATGTTTCTACAAACATCGCAAACGCATACGAATTGGCTGCTGCTTCTGGCAACACCATGACTTATGTGACTACTCCATTGGCATTGACTTACCTTGGTGTGAAAGTTGTTGTTTGTGAAGGTATGCCGAATGACACTGCTGTCTTGGCTCTTAAAGGCTCGCTTATTTATGCATTTGATGCTGAAGGTGACTCTAAAGCGTTGAAAGCTGTCAACCTTTCTGACACTGTTGCTGAGCCGTACATCCGCACTCGTGCCAACATGAAAGTTGGTTTCACTCACGTGAATGGTGCGCAAATCGTACTTTACTCATAGTATATCCAGGGGGGTGAAATTCCCCCCTATTTTTTAAACTGATAAATCAAAAATTATGGCTTGTGAAGCTTTAGAAACAATCGTAAAATCGTGCGACAACAATAGTGGTGGCATCGAAAAGATTTGGATTAATCAGCAAGACAACATTGCGTCATTCACTTTAGATGCAACCAACACATGGACAATCGATGCTATCACTTTAGCTGGTGGTGCTCCTGACTATACTCCATTCGAGATACGCAGAAACACTGGAAGCTATGTTGAAGATGCTGCCATCGACCTCGTGAACGGTTCATCTTATGTGACTGCGACAATCTCTTTGATGTTCCACCGTCGTGACCAAGACAAATCTCAAGCAATCAAAATCTTGGGTGCTGGTCAGCAATACCTTAACGCAATCGTGAAGGATATGAATGGCAAGTACTGGTACTTCCCATTCCTTCAGTTGAGTGCTGTTGGTGAAGGTTCAGGTACTACTCGTGCAGATGGTAGCAAGTACTCTGTGACATTGATCGCAGAGAATGACTTCCTTGCATACGAGATTGAAGAGGCTGCTGTGAATGCTGTCATTGCTTAATCAAAAATCAACCTACTATAAAGAGCCATCCACACCGGGTGGCTTTTTTTATTATATTTGTATCACTTTAGTAATTCCAAACCAAAGTAAATCTGATTTGATTGCCCCATTCTATACGGATGGGGTTTTTTTGTGAACAAAATTTGACCCTATTGCAATATAAGTAAATGATTTACATTAACAAGGGAGAGGTGAATTCAATTGTGCTGACACTGACAGAGGTGTCGACATTGACTTCGCCATTTTATTTGTTCGTTTTTCAGAACGAAATGAACCCAACATCCGACCCAATACTCTTCACAGCTCCAGACGACTCCGACTATCCAGAGAGATTCAATCTATTCTATTTGGATGAGCCCGTTGATGTCGAGCTAATGAAGGGACAATATACATACTCGGTGTATGAATCCACCATACCTCCAACAGAAATCAGCGACACTACTGGTGTTGTGATTGAAGAGGGCAGAATGGTTGTGAGTGGCGCATCGACATCATCAATTTACGATTAATCATGGGCATATTCGATAGATTCAGAGCACAAAAACCAGCAGAGATGGAAGTCATCTCGCCAAATTATGAGGCATTCAGCACACCATTCTTGAAAGTTGGTGGCGCAAACCTCTCTTTGCCATACGTCAACGGCAGATACACAACTGCTGGATGGATTTCATTTGGCCAGGACAATATGTATCCAGAGCTACTCAATCAAATGGTGTTCAGCTCACCACTTCATGGTGCCATTGTTGACTATAAGACCAATGCTGTCATTGGTGGTGGCTTCGACATCAAAGTTGAGGGCGCAACTGCCAAGGATTTGCTTGACCTCTACACATTCGAGAAGAAAATCAACATCAAAAAGATTGCACGAGCAGTCACCGAGCAGTTAATTGTGCACAATCGTGTTTACTTTCGCCTGGTATTTGATGAGAAGATGAAGCTCAAGAGAGCTCATAACGTATCGCCAGAGAAAGTGAGACGTGGTCGTCAACCAAATCAGTACTTCATCTGTGAGGATTGGTCGGCTCGAATCAATGTGCAAGAAATCAAGAGACACCATCCGACTTGCACTGACACAGAGCAGTTGTTTGTCTATGAGGTTGAGACCCTTGGTCAAGATTGGTATCCGCTACCAAAGTACAGCTCTGCACTTAACTTTGCATTTTTGAGTGGCGACCTGTCATTTTTTGCAAAGAGCAACATCCAGAACAGCATCTTCCCATCCTTTGCGATCATGTTCCCAAAACGTCCGCAATCGAGGAAAAGAACGTGCTCAGAAACACCATCGACAAGCTTAAGGGAAGCCAGAACGCTGGCAAAACTGCCGCTTTTTTTGCGAACTCACAAGACCAGCTTCCAAAGATTGAGAGCATTCCAACCAACTCGAATGACAAGCTATTCCAGGAAGCATCCGCATTGAACACAGAGCAAATCTGCTTCGCTCATACCATTGACCCAATCTTGATGGGTGTCCGCACCACTGGCTCTCTTGGTTCTGGTAGCGACATCAAGCAAGCATATGTCATCTTCGAGAAAAACGTTGTCATGCCATTGCGTGAGCAAGTGCAAGATATCTTCAATGAGATTCTGCACATCGCCAAGCTCGGATTCGCTGACTTCAAAATCAATAACTTCCAAATCATCAATGAATCAATCGTTGAAATCGAAGGTGATGCAAGCAAGACATCTGATGCACTCAATGCAATGAGCCCATTGGTTGCTACCAAAGTACTCGAGCAGATGACTGTCAATGAGGTCAGAGCACTCGCATCACTTCCACCGATTGAAGGTGGTGACCTCACTCAAGCACAAGCAGCAGCACAACCTCAAACACCTCAAGCGTAATGTTGTATTTTATCACAGAAAACTACCTCAAGACCAACACACCAATCACCGCCAATGTGGATGTGACTGATGTATTCCCATATGTAGCC